ACACAACAACACAAACAGAAAATCTTGTAGAATACTTCAGTCCTCTATCTTCTTCCTCTTACGGAATCTTCGATAGTGGTTATAAGTACACCTACGATAGATTTAACAACGAGTTTAGATATGTTCCAGTCAATGCAGACATTGCTGGTTTAATGTGTCGCACAAATATCGTTGCATATCCTTGGTTCTCACCTGCAGGACAACAACGTGGTATTATCAATAATGCCATCAAACTTGCATACAACCCAACTAAGGATCAAAGAGATCAACTCTATCCTCAAAGAGTCAACGCCATAATCACAAAACCTGGTGTTGGTACTATGCTCTTTGGTGATAAGACTGCACTTGGTTATGCATCTGCATTTGACAGAATTAACGTTCGTCGCCTGTTCCTTACAATTGAGCAAGCACTACAAAGATCTGCTGAAGCACAACTCTTTGAACTTAACGATGAGTTAACAAGAGCAAACTTTAGAAACATTGTTGAACCTTATTTGCGCGATGTCGAAGCAAAACGTGGACTCTACGGATTCCTAGTTGTTTGCGACACCACAAATAACACTCCTGATGTTATTGATAACAATGAATTTAGAGCAGACATTTACTTGAAACCTGCCAAGTCTATCAACTACGTAACACTTACGTTCGTTGCTACTAGAACTGGGGTAAGTTTCGAAGAAGTCGCTGGTCGCGTTTAATCGTATCATTCATCTAAATAACTAACAAGGAGAATAAAAAATCATGGCAACATCAAGAGAAAACAAAACCATTTCTCAATTTAAATCGGCACTCATTGGTGGCGGCGCAAGACCCAATCTGTTTGAGGTAGAACTAACCACTCTACCTGCAGGTATCTCTTGGGATTCAGATAGTTTCAGATATATGTGTAAGGCGGCTCAACTGCCTGCACAAAATGTCGCAAACATTGACGTTCCATTTAGGGGTCGTATTTTCAAAGTTGCTGGAGACCGTACAATTGATACATGGACAGTAACTATAATCAATGATGAGGGATTTGTATTAAGGAATGCATTTGAAGAGTGGGCAAATCTGATCGCTAAGTTAGATACTAACCTTGGTGCAACAGATCCATCAGCATATATGACAAATGCTAAAGTATTCCAACTTGGTAGAGGATCATCTACAAGCAGCAAGTCTAGTGTAGGAACTTCAAACTCAGTACTAAAAGAGTATGAGTTTGTTGATATCTGGCCTTCTAACGTTGCAGCTATTGACTTATCTTACGATTCGAGCGATACTATAGAAGAGTTCACAGTAGAATTCCAAGTTCAATCGTTCAACGCAGTTGCGGCTGGCGGTGCAAATGGCTAACTAAATAGTCATACGGTAAGATATAAATCATGGCAAAATTATTTGGATTCTCTATAGAGGATTCCGAACCGCTATCTCCAACGACGGTCTCACCCGTTCCTCCTAATAACGAGGACGGGTCTGATCATTATATGAGCAGCGGTTTTTTTGGGTCTTATGTTGACATTGAAGGAATTTACAAAACCGAATATGACCTTATTAAAAGGTATAGAGAAATGGCACTTCATCCCGAAGCGGATAGTGCTATTGAGGATATTGTAAATGAAGCTATCGTATCTGATACTAACGATACTCCAGTACAAATTGAACTTTCTAATCTTAATGCTAGTGATGGTATTAAAAAGAAGATTAGAGCTGAATTTAAGAATATCTTAGATCTATTAGATTTTGATAAAAAATCTCATGAGATTTATAGAAACTGGTATATTGATGGTAGAATCTTTTATCATAAGGTTATTGACTTTAAGAAACCTGAAGAAGGTATTCAAGAATTGCGTTATATTGACGCAATGAAAATGCGTTATGTTAGACAGCAAAAGAAAAAAGAAGGACCACAGTACGCCATAAACAAAATGGCCAGTGATAATCCTATGGATTATGAATTCCCCGAACTGGAGGAATACTTCATATACAATCCAAAAGGTTCTTATCCTACTGGTAATATCAATGCAAAGGGCCATAGTCAAGGCATTAAAATGACTAGAGATTCAGTTGTTTATTGTACTTCTGGATTGGTAGATAGAAATAAGGGATCAACACTCTCTTATCTTCACAAGGCAATTAAGTCAATCAACCAACTTAGGATGATTGAGGATTCACTAGTAATTTACAGGTTATCAAGAGCACCAGAAAGAAGAATTTTTTATATTGATGTTGGCAATTTACCTAAAGTAAAAGCTGAGCAATATCTCCGAGATGTGATGATGAGATATCGTAACAAGTTAGTCTACGATGCCAACACTGGGGAGATCCGTGATGACAAGAAGTACATGGCAATGCTTGAAGATTTTTGGTTGCCTAGACGTGAAGGAGGTCGTGGTACTGAAATTTCTACTCTTCCAGGAGGTCAGAACCTTGGAGAAATCACGGATATTGAGTACTTCAAAAAGAAATTATATAGGTCGCTCAATGTACCCCCATCAAGAATGGACGGAGAAGGAGGATTTAACCTGGGAAGATCTTCAGAGATATTAAGAGATGAATTAAAATTCACTAAATTTGTAGGACGTTTGAGAAAGAGATTCTCAAGAATGTTCGAAGATATGCTCAAAACACAGTTAATTCTTAAGAATATTGTGACCCCAGAAGACTGGGAAATAATGAATGAACATATCCAATTTGACTTCTTATATGATAATCACTTCTCTGAATTGAAGGAAGTTGAGTTATTTAATGAGAGAATTAATGTTGCTGCTACGGCAGAACCTTACATTGGTAAGTACTATTCTCAGGACTATGTAAGGAGACATATTCTTCGTCAAACTGATGAGGAGATTATTGAACAGGATAAACTCATCGAAAAAGAGATTGAAGATGGTACTATACCAGATCCTTCTATACCAGTAGACCCAGAAACAGGATTACCATTAGATGGTAGTGCTGCTGGAATGGATATGGGAGCACCTGTACAAGAACCAGATTTAGAGGGTGAAACCGTTGAAATGGGAAGTAAAGCACTACCAAAGGGTGGAGAAATATAATCTCTGACTCTTGCGGAGTATAAATACTATTTGACTGTTATTTTATTGATAAAATTATGCCTGATATGAATGATGTGCAAGCTGAATTGATGGATATGATCACTAAGGATGAATCACCTTCAAAGATTAGTGATAAGATCAAGGATATGCTTTTTGCTAAATCAGCAGAACGTATAGATGCATATAAACCTGATGTTGCTAATAGTTTATTTGGCGATCAGGATGATGAAGTCGATTCTGAAACTGAAGTAGATGCAGAAGCAGATGAGGAGGAAACTCCAGTCGCAGCTGCTGAGACAGGCGCAGAATAATTTTATAAATAACTAAAATGAATCTAGAGTTATACAGTAATGGCACATAGACCCGTCGGAGCAGGACAATCTTTTGCAACAGCAGCGGTGGCTTCGACCTCAACTGCTTTCAGAGTTCAGTCTAGTGTTCTACGATTAGTAGCAACAGATGCACCAGCATTCGTTGCAATTGGAACTGATCCACAAGCAACTTTCACTGATTACTATATTCCTGCGGGAGGTACGGTAACTCTTGGGTTGACTAAATCTTCCCAACAAGTTACTGCTGTTAGTGTGGGTGCTAATGCAACTATTGATTGTCCAGAAGGAACTCAAATGCCATTTCAAATTGGCGATAGAGTTACTCTTGTGGATGCAAATGACTCTAATTATAATACTAAAATATCCAATGCACAAGTAACTGGCGTTTATGTTGGTACTAGTGTTAATGGACTCTTTAGAACTAGAATACAAACTGATGCAACTACTACTGGTATAGCAACAGCATTTGATCCTTTATCTGGTGCTTCACTTTATAGATCAGTTAGAGTATCTGGTATTTCAACTGGTGGTTCTAAAGGTGCCTTATTCGTTCAACAAGTTCAAACAAGCGGGGATGCATAATGAAACTGATTAGAGAAGAAATTGAATCAGTTGAGTTTCTAGTCGAGAACAAAAACGGCAAGAAATCAATGTATATTGAGGGAGTATTCCTTCAAGCAGATTTGAAGAACCGTAATGGACGTGTTTATCCTATGGAGACTCTCCGCAAGGAAGTTAGTAGGTATAACGAAAATCACATTCAGTCAGGTAGAGCACTTGGCGAACTAGGACATCCAGATGGTCCGACAGTAAACTTGGATCGTGTATCTCATAAGATTGTTTCTTTGAGAGAGAATGGATCTAATTTTATTGGTAAAGCAAAAATCCTTGGTACTCCAATGGGTAAGATTGCTTCATCTCTCGTGGAAGAGGGAGTAAAACTTGGCGTATCCTCTCGCGGTGTTGGTTCACTCCAGCAAACAAAAGAAGGTTATAGCGTCGTTGGTGAAGATTTCATGTTAGCAACTGCTGCTGATATCGTTGCCGATCCTTCAGCTCCTGATGCATTTGTATCTGGAATTATGGAAGGAAAAGATTGGGTATGGGATGGAGGTATCTTGCGTGAGAAGTTCGCAACGAAGACTTATAGAACCATCAATACACTTGTTGATCAGAAAAAATTAGATGAGAATAAACTCAATCTATTTAATGATTTCTTATCAAATTTGTAAAACTTCTAAATAAATATAGATTTTAACTACAGGAATCGGAGAACAAGCAAATGTCTCGTGGTAAAAAACAAGAAATGGAAGAAGGCCTTATCGATACAGCTTCATCTACGAAGCAATCTAAGACTGCTGTGAATGCCAACGCTGGCAAAGGTGACCCTATAGATACATCGAAAGGTGGAACTTGGGAAGACCTTGGTGGTCCAACACCCGAAAATTACAAGGTGGACGACGACTCAGCAAAACTTAAGACCCCAGGTGGTACACTTAAGCAGGTAAGTGACGTTGTTACTAACCGCAAAGGTAAAACTGCTAAGGAAGAGGCTGAAGTTTCTGACGAGAATGTAGTTGAAGAAGAAAACACTACTGAAGAAGTAGTCGCCGAAAAAGAGGAAACTACTGTGGAAGAGAACACTACACCAGAAGTTAACATCGAAGATGATGTTAATGCATTATTAGGTGGAGAAGAACTTTCCGAAGATTTCCGCGAAAAAGCAAAGCTTGTTTTCGAGACCGCACTTAATTCTAAAGTCGCCGAAGTTAAAGAGGCATTAGATGCACAGTACCAAGAAACACTTGACGAAAAAGTTGCAGAAGAAAAGACTGCACTTTCCGAAAGAGTTGATTCTTATCTTGAGTACGTTGCCGATGAGTGGTTTACGGAAAATGCCCTTGCAGTTGAGCAAGGACTTAAAACAGATATGACTGAATCATTCCTTAATGGAATGCGAGGTCTTTTTGAAGAACATTATGTATCAATCCCTGAAGAAAAATATGATGTGCTAGAGAGCATGGTAGAAAAACTAGATGATATGGAGACCAAACTCAATGAGCAGATTGAGAAGAATATCGGTCTAAACAACAGACTCGGTGAGTCGGTTGCTAATGGTATTCTTGAATCAGTTTCTGATGGATTAGCGTCTACTCAGAAAGAGAAGCTCGCCTCACTTTCCGAAAGTGTGGAGTTTGAAAGTGAAGAATCTTATCGTGAAAAGTTGGAAACTTTGAAGGAATCTTATTTCACTTCTAAAGCAACAACTCCAAATTCTAAATCTGAAACTCTCTCAGAAGGTGTAGACAATTCCGAAGGTGCAGTGTCACATTCGAATTCAATGAATGCATATCTGAAGTCACTTTCAGCATTTAAGAAATAACTGATCTTATTATTAGTTCAAACAACACTTTATAGGTAAAAAAGCAAATGTTCCAATCAGAACAATTGCAGGAAAAGTGGGCTCCACTTCTAAACTATGAAGGTCTAGACGAAATCAAAGACCCTCATCGTAAAGCGGTTACGGCCGTCCTGCTAGAAAACCAAGAGAAATTCCTCAGAGAGGAGCAAGCCTTCGGATCAGGTATCAACCTGATGGAAGCAACCCCAACTAACTCTGCAAACGCTGCAGGTGCTAGTGGTGGATTCGGTGGATCAGCAACAGCAACAGGTCCAGTTGCAGGTTTCGACCCTGTACTGATCAGCCTCATTCGTCGTTCTATGCCTAACCTAGTCGCTTATGACTTGGCTGGTGTTCAACCAATGAGTGGTCCTACTGGATTAATCTTCGCTATGCGTTCACGTTACACTTCACAGAGTGGAACTGAAGCATTCTACAACGAAGCAGATTCAGCATTTGCCGGCCAGAACAAAGGC